TCCCCCTCAGGTAATTTAATGTTCTGTTTAGTTAGTTCTTCAAGCAGTATTTTATTCAATCTTCTAATATCTTCAACAATAGCCCGGTTCTCCTCATTCTGCTCAGCTAAGAACAAAATGTCGTTAGGCAATCTTCCCTCAGCCAAATCATTAAAAGATTTTTCAGTGACCTCCGCCATAGGTTTTCTTTCATATTTATATTTTCTAATCTCAGGTTCTATTTTTTCTACAAACCAAATCCTGTAGTGGTACACATTAGGGTCCTCGTCAGAATATATCTTTCTTGAGGTCAGCTTCATGCCATGCTTTTTACCTCTAGTAACTACGTTTTGAGCAATAGAATACTCAACAATCGTACCATCAGGTGCAACTTTTGGATGAATAACAAACGAATCACCTATCTCTAGGGTTTGTAAGAACTTATCCATTTCTGCAAATTTGCCTTTACGGTTTCTAAAGTCAGGCACTTTCACACCCTTATCTATTCTCCAATCTGTCTGCCAACTCATGATTCTCCCTCCTTATCTTGTGTCTCAGGTTTTGTGATTGTCCTCGCAAAATTTTTCTCAAACTTCTTGAAGCGTTCTTTCGCACCAAAGATGCGTTCAAAGTTCTCATTGAACCTCTCAATATCCTTGGTGCGGTTGCGGTCGCCTTTGCCGCCGTGCCATTTGTCACTCACTTGCCGTCTCCTTTTGCTAACTGTCGCAACAGTTTGTTACGCAACCGTCTACCTCTACGGTTCAACGGTTGCATGTTTTCATCAAAATCAGAAGTAACTGTGTCAACTTTCTTGACACGAGACCTTCCATCGGTTCCAAGCTTCTGCACAATAAACTCTGGATTCGTAAGATTATTTTTGTTATCCATTAGGCAAACTCCTTCTTTTCTCTCTCTTGCTCTGCGGCCATTTTGGTCAGTGCAGTCATGACTGGGTGAACCAATTGGTCTTTGTGCCATGCAGGCATGTCGGCTTTGCACTTCTCACAGACGGTTTGAGTGTCTAGGAACTCGCCTATCTCAAAGGTCTTGATGCCGTGGAAGTGGGTGTTGACTGATATCAGTCTGTGAAGGTCAGCTTTAAGATGTATTTTAAGCTGTTCGATTTTATTTAGTTTCTTTGGATTATCCATTGTTTGACTCCTTATTTAATAATCTGCGTTGTCTCGCTTTTTGGTTATTTCTCTCTTTCACATCTTGATTTGATTCTGTGAACCAGTCTTCGATGATTTTAGCCTTCAGGTCTTTAGTAGCCATGTCGGTAAAATTCTTAAGCACTCTGATGTTTGATGGTTTGACTATCAAGGTCAGGTGGTCGTGCAGCTTCTCATCAGATAATGCGAAGATGTAGTCATGTCCGTGGTAGGTCCATGTCTTGTTTTCTCTAGTTAATTCCATTGTCACCCTCGTAGCCAACCCAACAAGGGTTATTTTTTTGAAGCTCGTGCATGGCTTCTATCTTGGCAGGATATTCGTCCTGATTCTTGCAAGCGTTTTTTGAACGGTCCAAAATACGCACGAAGTTTTCGTTGTCTAAAAGATGTTTGTTGTTTGGATTCTTTACAAGAATCTCAAAGACCTCTTTTACCACCCTAGTTTCATGCCAGTTCAGGTGAACATTGCATGAATTTTTGTCTCTACTCATATTTTTACTCCTAATATGTTGTTTGTTACAGTGTTCATTATAGGCGTATAAAGTATTGGAGTCAACACTTATGTTCAAATTAATGTAATTTCTTTTTTGGGGTGTCTATTACTTCTTCCGGGACCTGCAATGCTTTTTCAACTGCAGCTAACTGGACTTGGTAGATTAAAACCAAGTTGGCGAGATTTTTATTTATGTCGTTTAGGGTTTGATTTGTATATTCAAGCTCTGAAATAATGATATCAATTTTCTTGTCGTTTTCTATGCTCATAATCCGTTCCTTTTATTTCGCTTATCAAAATATACTCTTGTGTAATATCTTCTGATAATAGCCAAAATTGATAAAACAATTAATTGACTTAAAGATATTATAAACGAGTTGTGAGTGAATAGTAGAACAATCGTAATGGTCAGCCAAGAGAGAGGAAAATTAACTATGGCTCCGAGCATGGTGTCAACGGTTGCCTCTCGGAGAGCTGCTTTATCTATTTTCATAATTTTGTCCTTTAAAATTAGATTATACACATATCTGTTGAAATTAACACTTACTTGGAAAAATGAATATAGAATTTGTGAAACTCAGTTACAACCGCTTTGCTGACAGCCGACCCAAAAATACGGGTGTCGGGTCAATAATTATATCTTTTTTCGACTTTGGTTTTGGAATCCAATAGAGTCCCTAGTTATATAGGCTTTCAGAGCATGCAGAAGTGCTAATGTTAGCACTGTGGACACATGGCGATTGACCCAGCGCAGCAATGTCCTACAAATGTCATACAAAAATCTGTCGTAAGTCATTGATTTAGCGTTGTTTTTTATTTTTTGGTCAGATTTGGGTGTTTTGTGGAGAAAAAACGCCCGCACTTGGTTTTTTACAGGATATTAATCAACCGCATGAGCTTGAGATATGTCATACATCGTCATACTGTGCATCTATGATATCGCCACCGAATATCTCTTTGAGTCGTCCTTCTATATCCTTGTGGCTCATGTTATCCAAGTTCGCTGTGATATTGAGATTCTCTGTCTTCTTTATCTTCAGGCCTGCCAGTTCATTCAGCTCACGCAATGCTGAGACCGATGCGTTGAACTGCCCTTTGTTATATGCCTCTTCGCTTATCTGCCATAGCATCTTGGCTGTCTTCTCAGGAGTAATTGCATACTTATGAGCAAGCTCATCCTTACCAACCTTGATGGCTTTGAGTACATTGGGATAGTCTTTACCATTGAGAAACCTAGTTGCAGCTTGAGCAGGAAACTCAAAGCCTGCTCTTCTAGCCGCCTCGGTCTGCGTGCAATTGTCATTCACATAATGCCATACAAATGCAGACTGCATATCTGTCAGCTCAAACTCCGGGTCTCCCTCAAAAGCACTGGGTCTATTAACCAATGGTTTATCAGGTGCGTTCTTTCCTTTCTTCTTCTTGTATTCAGCCATATCCATTCCTTATATTATATCCATCAGGGCAGAGGGTAGAGGGTAAGCTTTCCCTAACACCTAATAGTTGTATAAAAGCCATACCATATATGTATACCTACACCTATATTATATATATATTATTATTATTATATATACTATACCCTATACCCTAAAGCACACCTAAACAGCGTAGCCATGGGGTCTCACGGTCAGGGTGAGCAACAGGGTATTAGTCTCTCCTCTGCATACCCTGTCCCTCACTCTTAACACATAACTCTTAAATGTTGGTCTATTTGCCATGCCCTGCCCTACCCTGTGCTATCAGAGTCAAGATGCAGCTTAACAAAATGCTCTGCATCCAAGACAACCAACACCTTACTTCTATTTCGTTTTATCACCAATAATGGCTCGTACCCTTTGCAATTTGTTTGCGCTTGGTCATAAGACTTCCACACATTCAATGCCTCCTGATTCTTACATTCAATGCTGTAGGGAAACACCTCTCTGGACTGCTTGCCCATGATGATATCTTCACCTTGTGACCCCATAGGTCTGCTTTCCAAGTCCTCTTCGTCCAGTCCCAGTAAGTCCACGAGCATCTGCCTGAACTTCTGCTGTAAGAGTCTACCCTTTTGTTTTGCCGATTGTGGTCTCATGTTTGTTCCTTATTAAAATGGTGATTCATCCCATACATTCTTTTCTTCAGGCATATCCGTCAAGCAGACATCATATACCTTCTTGCCGTTTGTCTTTCTAGGCTCTATGCCATGGTCAGTTAATACTCTACTTGCATCCTTGAAATCTATGTTGCGAGGATTGCGTATACCCAGTGACCTTAATAATGCTGTGAGTTGCCATGCCTCTTTACTATCATCCAGTGCCTTGAAGTCCACATGTTGCAGTAATAAATCCTCGACTGCGCCTTGCGTCCTGAAACCCTCGTTAGATTCTTGGAGCATCTCTCTTTCTTCTGTGGTTAGATACCAGTTCTTGACTCCCGGTTGGTAAATGGTTTGTTTAACCTCTGCCCACATCTGTTGCATATCTATGCCGTGATGGGGATTGATGTCTGTGACCTTGATACACCAAAATCTACGATTACCACTACCATCCATCAAGAACTCAGGCTCATTGACCGATGCAAAGAAAGCTGTGCGCCTTTGGTAGTTAGTAAAGCTTCTATCGTATGGCAGTCTCATTTCATCAGACCTTGATGTGATAAATGCTTTTAGCTGATTGATGTCTGCCTTCTTAAAGGTAGATTCAAGTTCGCCTAGCTCCACTATCCAGTGACTGACTGCTTTTTTTACTGAGTCTTTGTCCTTAGGGTCAAGCGTTGCACCTTCACACAGCCATCCCTTGTTAAAGTCCGCCAAGCGTTTGAACCATAATGTCTTACCTAGTCCTTGTGAGCCTTGGAATACCAAGAGTCCTTCCAGTGCCACACCACCTTCCTCAAAAGCTGCTGCCACACATGACAGTAACCATTTCCTCATCAGCATGTTCTTTAGTTCT